TGGCGGGTGCTTTAGTGGCTTTAGCCCACTTAGAGTACCGCTTCTTCTTTCTCAGACTATTTATAAAATAGTCGTATTGTAGCAAAGGAGCGAGTTGGTACTTTTGATTCATCTCATTTGAGTAGAATATTGTATCCACAGACATTGATAAGGCACGATTGATGATAAACGAATTTCTTCCGAATTCCGCTTCATCCATCTCACCTGTGCGAATTAGATTTTTATGACCATAATTAAGGTCTGGGAGTATTTCTTTGAATAAATCAGCCATTATGAGGTCTTTATATCAAGCATAGGAGCGAGTCTACCCAAATACATCGTATCAAGCATAGTCCGTACCGCATCTTCTGGTGCGGCACCTGCGGGATGCTGAGTACATAGTCCTTCTCGAAAGAAATATGTCACTGGATGGGCTCCTACTGGGAACGTCAAACTATCTACAATCTCATAAAACGTGATATCAGAATACTTCGGGTCCTTAGAAATTGGTACAAGAACATTTGGTACGAATACATCACAAACTGGACAAGTGGATTTGGTGTGAACAAATACAATATTCTTCCTAGTTTCAATAAGTTTGCGGGCTTTCTTTTCAGTCACTACTGGGAAATGTGCCATTATTCGTCCTTTACAAAAACACCTTCAGAGGTGAGATGACCAGTTCTATCTTTAATTTGATTATACGCCATAAAAACGCATTCATCCATAGATAGGTCTAGTACCCTACAAACTCCTCGGATAGTTACATAAATGTCGCCAATTGCATCCTTAATCTCAGCCGTATTATTATGGTTGATTGCATCTAGCAGTTCAGTGGTTTCCTCTAGGGTCTTAATTGCTTGACCCAATGCAGTACCATTATCAGTGATACCACGAGCATCCATCCACTTGTCGATTTTCTTTGAAGTTTCTACGATTTCCATTCTACCTCCACCATCACTTCAGTTAAGAAAGCGACTAGGTTAATTTCAGCATCCTGAACGAATGCTTGTTTATATTGATAGTCCGCAATAAGCAATACCACTTGAGGTACGCTTTGAGGGGCGAGATATTTGTGCATACTGTCGTAAATATGGCGATAAATATGCACTGGGTCGATATCGATATTATCTACAACCCATTGTCGAGTCTTACCGAAATCCTTTTCTTTCAAGAATCCCATAAGGCCTTCAACATTCACTTCTCCACCACGAACAAGGATACCTTTATCTATGGTACCACCTGAGGCGTATCGTTGGAGTTCATTTAAAGTTCTTCGCATATCTGGATAATGTCGTTTAACTAATTCTGCAATAGCAGGCTTAGAATCAATGCGAATACCTTCAGTTCCAAGAATATTAATAATTCGATTCATAAATTCGCCCATTAGAACTGGCTTATCGTCTGCACCCGTTCTAAAGTCAATATATGTAGTTCGAGAATGAATCGGCTCAATAATCTTGTCCTTGAAATTACAAGTCAGAATGAACCTTACGTTCTTAGAAAAATGCTCAATGAATCCTCTGAGTGCTGGCTGAAAAGATTGTGGATTAAGATAATCCGCTTCGTCAAGTATGACACATTTCTTGCCACCATCAAAGGATACAGTTGAGGCAAATGTAGAAATATCATTACGCAAGGTATCAATATTTCTGTCCAAAGAACCGTTAATTAATAATGTAGTATATCCCAATTCAGCACAAAGGGCTTTCGCTACGGTAGTCTTACCAGTACCTGCTGAACCCGACAAAAGGAGATTAGTCATATCTCCATTTTTCAGAAATTCACCGAATGTCTCCTTCAGCGATTGTGGAAGAATACATTCATCGATTGTCTGAGGGCGGTACTTTTCTACCCAGAGAAAATCTTTATTCATAGGTTGAGTCCTGTTCTAAGGCAATCCAGTAAGTAAGTTTACCATCTTTCGAGGTCAACTTGGAAATCTTCTTAGATGAAATCTGGACATCGTAATCCCCAGGCAACATCTTCATACGTTCATTAAGGAAGTAGAACTTGAACTGGCCTTCACCAGAGTACGTACCAACTTCAACGGAGAACGTGTTCGAGGTATCACTTCGTTTATCGAGAACCTCTGCCACAATCTTCGATGGGTCATCAGTACCACGTCGGAGAACCAAGTCTGGGACTGCTAGAGTTCCAGTTGCTCGTTGCAACTTATCGAGACAGGCTGCCGTCAGAGTGAATTTAACCTCTGCATCAGGCATCTCAATTTTGCTGGTGGGATAAACAATGATTTCCTTATCGGCAAACCAATATGTTACGTTGGTGCCACCTGCATCTGTAATAGTAGCAGAGCCTTCACCAAATTCTACATCTGGGTCATCAAACAATGAGACCACAGACAAAAACTCGTTCAGGTCATAGATGGCGAAATCTTCACCATTAGAGGATTTAAACGTCTCGGCCACAGTAGCAGAACCCAAGACGTTCTTTTGTACCGAAACGGTATTTAATTCGTTTCCCTCTGTAAAGAGAATCGACTGGTTGATTGAGGCGAAATTTTTCAGCACCTCAAGGGTAGTATCACTTAATTTCATAATATATAACTCCTATTGATTTAATAGTAACATTATAACAGGAACGATGGTTCTTGTCAAGTCTTTTTTAGTTTCCGCTCGTATGCGGTTGCAAGCACCAAATAGTGCATAGCCTTAATGAGGTCTTTTTCATTCTTACCATCTTTCTTCCCATATCGCATCAAATATTTGATAGCATTATCGATAGAGGTTGAGCCCAAAGTACCTCGATGGGCAAACACATCCAGAGTCTGGACCTCGTCATTTTTGTTGGTATAGTGACTCGTATATGTGCTTTCTATATGAGAACGTAGGTCGTCTAATACAGAGCCCTCACCGTATCTCCATTGAAATGGGGCTGGAAAAGCATTATCACCAGCAGTAATTGTTTGACCATTATACGTAATTGTTGGTTCACTCATACTCGATATCATATCACCATTTTCGGACATAAAACTAAATGTCGATTGATATTTTTCATTTATCGGAGTACTCGCAATGGTGTTACCACCATCAGGAGAAGTAAATATATATTTTGGTTCTGGCGTTTTGGTTTCTTCTTCCGACATTGGTATCTCCATCGTTTTTATAATAAGGTGCCACCCGACCCAAAGAGGAGTGGGCCAGGTGGCTGTTGAGTGAGGGTTAAACTACCCTCGGAGTAACTCTTTATGCACTAGGCATATTCACTATCGTTTGTAGGTTCATCTTCCATTTCTTCTGCTTCACCTTGTTCACCAGATGGTGGGTATGTTCCAACCCCTGCATCTATTTTCTCATAAAGGCTCATAAAAGACTCACGGGTTTCATCATCAAAACGCTCGATTGCCATCTTGATTGCTTTACCACGGTCTTGGAAGATTGAGAAGGATTTCAATATATCAACCAAACGTCGGGTTGAAACTATCTCATCCACCCCACCCTCTTCAAAAGTCTTCCTGATAATATCGCCCCACATTGTGAGGTTCGGGATGAACTTTCCAAGTGCTTCAGACTCAATCCCAAATCCCTCTGCGGCTTTGAAAAGGATTTTCTTCTCAATGGCTTCTGAAGGATAAGGCTGATACATCGTAACTGAGAAACGGTCAAGGAAAGCCTCGTTCATTACATTCGTTCCGATAAATCGTCCATCATCAGAACCCTTACCTTTTGTATTGGCAGTAGCAATGACAGTGAAACCATCGATGGGTTGAACCCACTCGGCACGTTTCTTAATGAAATAACCCTTTCCTTCCAGGACAGATTGAAGAGCCATAATCTTGTTGGAACCCAAATCCACTTCATCGAGAAGTAGAACTGCTCCACGTTTCATTGCTTCGACAACTGGACCGTATTGAAACACTGTTTCGCCATTCACGAGGCGAAACCCACCGAACAAATCATCTTCATCCGTTTCAGAGGTAAAGTTCACTCGAATCATTTCACGACCAAGCATAGCACAGGTCTGTTCAATTCCGAATGTTTTACCGTTACCGCTCATACCCGTTAAATAAACAGGAAAGAACAAACGAGATTTTATGATTTTTTTAATATCACCAATGTTTCCCCAAGGAACAAATGAATTGTCAACTTTAGGAATGAACGAGATGGTAGCATCAAGTTCGACAGCGGCAGTCCGAGAAGCCATAGCGACTGGATTTGCGGCTGTTTCTAAAGGCATTTGCTCTGGAGCAGGTGCGGTGGGTTTCGCAATCGGGCGTGGGATAGCAACTTGTCGTATCGGGGCATCGACTATATCATCAAAAGGAATAATGGAAAGACCCGCTGGAGACTTTTCAGCATACTTAACTGCGGTTGGGACACAGATGCCGTAGTTATTTGAAACTACCTTCATCTGGGCTTTTGTAATCTCTGTGGTACCTAGCAACTCTTTTGATGCGGCTGCAAACTCATTAACTGTTACTTTTTTGTTACTCATATTTGAACTCCTCATTATATAATTTAACTCTTTTTCTCACTCAACATATACTATTATACAGGGTTTTTCCTAGATGTCAACCCTTTTTTCACTTATTTTCAATTTATTTTCATCTTTTTTAGTGTTTATTTCACCACACTCGAATTGTGGGTCCCAATCATCGTGTTTATACATAAAATCAAAGCATAATTGATATTGGAGACTCCTCATATCCTCACCCCACAATAACATATCCTCATCACCGAATTGAACGGTGTATATGATAGCAGGGTCAGTCAGGTCTTGGTAACCAAGAATTCCAGTGTTACTTGTTGGGAAAGTGCAAAGCAATCCCCGAACCACACCATCTTGATTGTTTTTAAGGCATCGGATTCGGTCACCGATTCGGAACTGGGCAAAATCTCTCATATCTGATTCAATCATTTATATTGGCTCCCAGAATAAATACTGCGACTACGATTTGTATTAAGCAAACTATTGTTACAGTCGGCTCCATTAACCCTCTCGACCAGTGATTACTGCATTCATTCCGAACTTTTCTACTTGCTCGGCATAAATGTAATTGGCCTGAACTTGGCTTAGTTGAACCCATTTATCTAATGAGCCGTCTTGATTAGTCACTTGAACAAAATAATTATCCATATTGTATCTTCCTTTGGTTGGTTATTTAGATAGAGTTTTTAATTGAGCCATCACTTCGATGAACTCAGGATGAGTATGATTATGAACCGCTAAATTCCGAAGCAACCAGCGGACGTTTCTTTTCGAGGAAAGGTCTCGGTTGTTTTCGGGAATAATCATATCTCTGGGTAACTCTTGATTTTTCATCATATAAACATTATAGCAGGTTGGCAGATGGTGTCAACAAAAATCGTCATTTTTTTTCACTTTTTTTCGTCTGTAAGTATCTGTTTTTAAACAATTTCCAAAAATAGTTCCAAAATATCGAATTCCGTGACATATATATCACAGGTTTTTTGCTCATTTTACCCATACGTGGTTGTATTTATTGGGCATATTCTCACAACTGTAGTTGGTATCTGACCAATTAACGACTTCCACACAATCATTCGTGGAATAACTCACGTGGACATCTGGAATCGTCAAGGCCACGTAGGCGACTGCCGATACCATTGCTATAGTAGTTCCGATAAATAGTCCGCTCATTAGTTTATTCATTTTCCGATTCTCCATTTAAGCCACCAAGGCAACAAATTCATTCAGCATCATTTTATTGACTTTTCGAGCCGAGGTGAATTTTTTGAATTGAGTGCGAAGTTGACCCTTTTGAACATTCCCAGAATTGTCTCTGGCTGTTTCCAGACTGTCAAATTCTGCTTCCTTATCAAGGGCTTTATCGTTAATTAGGAAGTATGTATTGTAACCCGTTTGTTTCATTGGAGCATAACCATTCTTATTAACGAAGGTCTTCATTTTGGCTCCTTCATCATATCCGAGACCCCAACTGATTGTTTGATTAATCGTTCTGCGGTCAGTGATGTGGAATCCAATCACGTTAATTTTACAACGATTTCTGAGGTTCTCTAAAAGGGACTGAGTTAGACCGCCTCGAGTTCCAAGACCACTCATTGACTGTTTGGTTTTGGTATCTCGAAGAATCATATATTCTCTTGAACTGTGGCCGAGAAAACTTGATTCGGCATTTTGGTCTGCATAGTAAGTAGTGTTACAATCAGAGCCACCGTCAGTCAGGAAAATCGCATTGATTTTTTCTTTCCCGGTCTCTTTTTTGAAATCTGAAATCATATCATAAGAAGCGACAATACATTCATTCAAAGGAGTAGAACTCATTCCGTGATTAACTGGAACTCGTAATCCGTTATAGTCAAGAGACTTTCCAAGGAAAAACATATTCTGTAATTGCTTATTGAAATCTTTGGAGGACATTTTCTCGTTGAAATATTCGTTCATTCCGAGATGGTCCATTGCAAGGTGTTGGGTAGGATTTTGATTCCTAGAGTAGAATGGGCTATCTTTATATCCCAACTTCTCACATAATTGGCTTGAGTTAGAGAAGGAATAAACTCTGAAAGGAATTCCGACTTTCTTGGCAAACATTACCAAAGTCAAGGTTTGTTTCATAGTGGCTTGCATTTTGCCACTCATTGAACCACTCCAGTCAACAAACATCATTAGAGCGTGGTTACGGCCATCTTTAACCGAGGTAACTCGTTTGAAAATGTCTTCATCAGTTTTGTACTGGTGAAGTTTATTCATATCAAGAACACCGGAGCGACCAACTGCCGTTCTACGGTGTGCCGTAGCGGCTTGCTTCATTTCAAATTCTTTAACCATATAGTTAACAATCTGATTGGTGTCTTTTTTCCAAACTCGAAAATTGGTCTCATTTCTGACTTTTTCACGGACTTGAATTTCAGGCTCGTAGTAGTTTGCAAAATGTTCAGTATTTGTCCAATGCTCAGAAAGGTCTTTTAGATTTTCTTTCCATCCGACAATTGCATTTTTGTAATTCGTTTTTGGCAAGTCAAGGTAGACTGGCTCTTTTGCATCTGGATTAGCAAGATTTTCCATTGCCTCTTCAAAGTTTTTAACCGTTTCAGGAGTAGGAGTTAATTCATTCTGGAAACTTTCGAGGTTTTCTTCACCACCAGCATTTGGTGATTCAGTCTCATCCTCTTCATCATCCTCTTCGGAATCATCATCCTCAGGCTCCGCTGATTTAACACTCATTACAGTCTTTTTCTCTTCCTTCTCTTCGGAATCATCCTCATTCTTTTCTGAAGGCTGAGATGAAACTGGGACTTCAATATATTCGTAGTCGCCATCATCGTCATCCTCAATATTTTGAGGAATCATTTCGATATCATCTTGGTTCGTTTCAGCCGCTTCTTTTTTAGCAAACTCACCAAGTTCTTTGGCAAGAGCCGCCACATCTTCAAATGTCTCGGCAGCCGCTACTCGATTTCTGAAAAGAATCTCTTCATCAGAGAATGGGACTTCCGCTCGAACACCCAATTTGAAGTGAATGTTAAGTCGGTCAGCAAAACCGAAACTCTCAAGGTCTCGACCTTGGGTACCGAAGAAATCTTGCTTGCGTAGGGTATCATACATCGAAAAGAAGGTTTTCTTCATTCCGGGGTATTTGATTTTCATCTTTTTTTCAATGCGGGCATCTTCAATGATGTTAGCATAATCTTTAAGGTCTGGGAAATCCTCAACAAAACTTCCCCAATCTTCATATGATGTATATAAGGCGTGACCAACTTCGTGGCCAATCAGTCCATCATATGTCTCATTATTCATATCTTTCCAGAGAGGTAATCGAAGAACTCGATTTTTAACATCAAAAGAGGCAGTAGCCACTTTGGCGTGTTCAATCTGAAGATTTTCAGTAGCCATCAAACGTGCTAATGAATTTTTAGACTCAGTATTAATTGCTTGGTTTGTTTGCTGACTCATAAACTCTCCTCTAATGTCTTATTTCTCAATCTTATATACATATTATACGTGGAGAATAGGTATATGTCAAGTAAAATCGTACTTATTTTCAATCTCTAAGTCATTGATTTTACTCGATTTTCAAAAATAATTGAAAATAAATGAAAATAAGTGCTTTTTGTGACTAATTTGTCACAAGGGATGAGAAGTTTTTCGCTTTTTCGACTGAAATTACCCTTCCAAACTTGTCCAATATCTGGTCACCCTTGTGGGATATGACAAATGCGTTGGTATTATCGTCCAAGGCGTTTAGGATGCCTAGAAAATCTTCGATTCCTGTAGAGTCCAGACTGCTATCAAATATCTCATCGAGGATGAGGAGATTGGTTGATACAGAGGATTTCAATTTTGCTACCTCACGCCAGGCAAAAAGTAGGGCTAAGTCAATACGCAGTTTTTCACCTTCAGAGAAGGAGCCATATTGAAAAGCATCTCTACCACGGCTCTTGATTGTCTCATTAAATGACTCATCTAACTGGAAGGCTATATTGAAATTCAATGCCGAGAGGTACTTATTAATCAGTTGGTTAATAAGGGGTAGGTAATTCCGAATGATGACAGTTTTGATACCATTATCTTTCAGCAATTCCTGTGCGGTGTTCAGGTGATGTTTTTCTTCCTGTAAGTCATATTTATCAGTTCGTTTGGAATCCAATAATGCTTTGCTTTTGACTATTTCGTCTTGGTCACTAGGTTGGTCACTTTCGGTAATTTGATTGGTCAGTTCACCTTGAATTTTCCCAATATACTCATTAATACCATTGATGGAACTTTGTCTCTCAGATATCGCTAATAGGACACTTTCGATAACTCGGATATCATCATTGATAGTTGCCAACTCTAAATCTACTTCAGCAATTGCCAAATCCATTTCATCAGATTTTGCACCCATCTCTGTAGTAACTTTCTCTTTATGTTCGTGAGAAATACCTTGGAGACACTCTGGGCATTCTGAATTATTTGTAACAGAACTAATTAAGTTTTGAAGATGATTTTTCTTCGTGTTGAAGGTATGATGGAAGTTTGTTAACTTCACCTTCTTATTTTTCTTGGCAGTATAACTTCCTACCTCTTTTTTAAGTTCCTCAATTTGGGCCGTGATAGTACGGACTTGTTCGGAACTTTGTGCTAACTCATCCTTTTTGCTCTGCATTAAATGAGCATCGGACTCTTCGAGCGATTTAATATGGCTCTCTTGTAAACTAATGCTTTGTTCGAGCAGTTCGATTTTATGGGCAACTTCTTGAATAGACATTTTATTGTCCGTTACTCGACCCTTAACTAGGTCATTCATAACAGAGAAAATTTGAATATCAAGAAGTTCCTCAATAATTGAACGTCTATCTCCAGCGGCTAATCTCATAAATGGTATGAAAGAACCACTACCAAGAACAACTATCTGTCTAAAGGATTTCTCATTCATTCTTAGAATATATCGCTCTAAGAAATCTTGGGAATCTCTGGCAGAAGCCATCTGGTCAGACATTTGTCCGTCTACAAAAATCTCAAACTTTGCTGGCTTGAGACCTCTTTTGATAAGGTACTCCTTTCCGCCTACGCTAAATTCAAGTTCAACCATCATATTCTTTTGATTTATAGAATTGACAAGTTGACCGATTTTAACTCGGCGAAAAGGTTTACCAAATAGACCGAATGATATCGCATCCATAAAGGTTGATTTACCCGCACCATTTGTCCCTACCATAAGGGAAGTGCGGGTATCATCGATTTGAATTTCCGAGAACTTATTACCAGTCGACAGGAAATTCTTGTATCTCACTTTTTGAAAATTTATCATATAGTGTCCATTATCTCATAGGCGTTACCGTTAGTCAAGAAGTTTTTTTACTTTTTAGAGTTTTCTTCATAACACTTCTAATGGCCGCAAACTGCGACTCTTTTGTTGATTCCTTGACCCATTCCATTTTTACAGTCTTAGGTGGGTACTTCAACTCGTTATTAGGATTTTTTCTCATAAACAACTCCTGTTTTATTCAGATTTCCAACAAGTCCACGCACCATATATAATTGCACCATAGGCGAACAAATCCATTGGAATCATCAACATTATTAAACCAAAACCAATGAGCATTAGTCCGTCCCAAGTGGTTCTTTCTTCAATTCGGGCATTCACCCATTCTACTATATTAAACATAATTTTCTCCATTATTAAATTGAAAGTGCTTCTACATAAATCTCGTGTAGAATCTTTTTTACTTGTTTACCATTATCTATACTTAGATTGTCCACGTATTTTTCCAAGGTAGTTATCGTGTCTTCTGTTTCAAATTCAATTTGGTCAGAGGACAACAATCCGTGGTCTTCAATGATACTAAGGACTTCACATTTCTTTTCAAGTTCTTCACAA